CCTTGATTTGACCTTTTACAGTTTGACTGGCATTTTCCTTAAACGAAATAATTGCAAAGTCATCTGAGCTTCTTCCGTGTATGTCCAATACAGTAGAAGTATCACCATTGGCTTTTATTGATAGCCTTGAAGATGGTGTCATTCCAAGTCCCATATTTCCTGTCGCATCAATACGCAGACGTTCTGTAGGTGCAGTATCTGTAACTACATTTCTTGTATAAAATGTTAAATCACCTTTTGTGTCTCCAGAAGTGGATGTTTCTTCAAAGCCTATATATGCAGGAGAGTGTGTATTGGTTAATGTGTCAGTATAACCAAAGCCAATCATAAACTTACCTAACCCACCAGAACCATAATCTCCACTACCTAACTGTATGTATGAGTTACTTGCTGTAATAGTTAAAGGTGCAGATGCTGAACCATTTGACAAAGTTAGCTTACCTGACGGAGAAACTGTGCCTATACCAATTTTGCCACCAGAAAGAAGGGTCATTACTCTGGAATCATCAACCCCAAATCCCATTACCGATGAGCCAACGCTATTTCCTTTGTCTGCATCAAAATACAAACCCCCATTAGAACCATAAATTCTATGATAATCATTAGTATCGCTATCTGTTAATCGTATAATTGGAACTGATGCTGATAAATGTAATGTATCACTTGGCGATGTACCTATACCAACGGAGCCTGCAAAAGTAGCATTACCAGTGCCAGATGCAATAGTCAATCGAGTTGCATTACTATCATCTGTATCTCTAAACTTAAAATCTCCACCAGCATCGAATAGCATATCCTGACCAGTCTCAAGAATCCTAAATTGTAGTAATCCAGTAGTAGATGATATAGTAGCGACATCGTGCGTAAAAGTGAGATTGCCACCCATCTTTATTAATGGCGTATTTGTGTCAACTGTTAATATGTCACCGCCATCACCATTTTTTCTAACTAGCAAGGCTTCTGTAGAGGTTACATCTATTGTTGATGTACCTTCTATTACCTCTGATAGCGAAAGTCCGATTCCACCTGAAACAGTTAAGTCCCCTGTGATTGTAACATCACCATCCATTGTTCCGCCATTGCCAAGATTCTTGACATTGGTTTGCCCCATTGAACCAAACATATTAAATCTCCACCATTCTTACTGCACCAGTAGTAGTGCTAGTAGAGTTAAAGTTAAAATATACAGTATTCCCTAACCCTCTGGGTACTGTAATAAAAAACTGTGTATTTGCTGGTATTAGTAAATCATTACTAGCATTAACATTGGTTTCTGATGTCGTAAAATTGTAATATATTTCAACTACTGAATAAACACCAAAAGTTGCTGTACTAGAATGTAATAATTTATGTGATGTGTTTGCAACGTCTGCTGAACTTCCTGCTGTTCCTGCTGTTGATACTGTCCAAGTGCCACCAGTTGTTGCATTAAGTGCTTCCTGTACGGAATTTGTGTGTAGGTCTGCCATTTTCCTTCCTCTCTAAGCCTGACAATAGCGTGAACGAGACTGTGCTATGTCGTTATGATTTTTTAAGTTTTTTCTTTAATTTTTTAACTGCTTTTTTTGCAGTGCTAGGTGCTTTATATAGACTCCAATTAGATTCTCCCATTACTCTTTTATAGCCTTTTTCTTTTAATGCTTCGAGTTTTTCAGGATGCTTTTTTAAAATATCTTCTTCAAGTCTTTCAATCTTGCCCAAGCTAGGTTTTTTCCAATATTGCATAATATCTCCAAGTGTATGGGGGGCAGTATAAACCACCCCCCAATATCATTAGTCTACGTTAGTAAACTTAACACCTTTTTTGTTATCAGAATCGTCTATGATTTTGCAACCATATAGTAAATCTGCAACAACTTTAGTACCAAGAGCATCAACAGAATATTCTGATTGAACTCTAACTTCCTGCTGTGAAGCAAAAACTGCCGCACTTTTGTGGAATATAGCACCCGGTATTGTTGAACTTGTGCCTGCTGTACTTACAGTATTTGACATATAAACGTCAATGCCGTATAGTGAGCCGACCATTCCAGAACGAAGTCCTCTGTTGCCTTCGCCAACTGCATCATTTCTGATGAAGTATTGAGCGATACCAGCAGAAGGATTTAAAATGTCTGCAAACAAAGTTGGATTAACAACCATTGCACACTCTCCATCCATATAAGGCACATCTGCCTCACCTAGAGTAGCTAAAGCTGATTCAAAAACAGCCGCAGTCAGAGTGTCATCAGCAGAAAGAGCTTGAGAGCTATTTAAGCCATCTAACTCTGCCCAAATATCAGCATCTACTTGACGAGCAAGAGCCTCACCCATCATCCTGCTGTACTTTTCTACTAAATCAGCCTCGGATTGGATTAAAGCCACATCTTCAAATAATTTTGCGACATATTTGTGTTTATTGATTGACAACTGAGTTGTTGTGGTTGCAGTTGCATCATAAGATACGTCTGAACCAGCACTTTTGTCTGAAGCACTTACAAGACTCATTTCAGGGATGTTAATTGCATCTCCATAGCCTTTTCCTGCTACTAAAGCAGAATAATCGTCTACTAATCCACGAAAGACTGTTTTTCTTTCAAAGAACTTGTAGATTCCGTCAGCCCAAATTTCAGGAATGAAATGTTGGTCTGTTGTAGTCGTTACGGGACTACCTTGATAATGTTTAGCCATTTATTTTACCTCTTTATGTATGACTCCAATATCGTATTCCAGTTACTTCTTCGTTCTTCACCAGACATATTAGTCCAATCCGTAGTTTGTTTAGTTGGGATTGTTCCTTTTCTGTCAGGTGGGTTGAGTTTTTCTACTTCTGCAAACTCTTCCACGATACTAAGAAGCACTTCTGTTTCGACATTGGCAAATTTTTCACGTTTCGATTCAGGAAGTTGAGATAAAGCTACCTCTCGAAGTTTAACATCCATTGATTCCCATTTTTCTTTAAAAGGCTTATAGGAGTCAATTTGTTTTACAAGTTCGGCATTTAATTCTTGCCACTTTTCTTCTTCTTGAAGTTTTGCTCTTCTACCTTCTTCCTCTTGTGTTTTAAAAGATTCAAGAGACTCACGAAGTTTATTTCTTTCTGAAATAACCTCATTTAATCTTGAAATTGGTACATTGTTATCGTCTTTTGTGACTTCTTCCTGTTTTACATCTGGCTCGATGCTCTGTTCTTCAGACATTTTTACCTCTTCAGTGAGTTATTAAATATGCAAGATTTTGTCTTGCATTAAAGTTACGCTATAATGTAAGTTAGTCAAGTAATCTAATGCAAGAGAAAAATTACGAATTTAAAAGAAAGTGGTTTGAATATTTAGGTTATCAACCGCACAATGGTCAATTGCCTTTGCATTTCCCTGAAAAACAGGATGCTAGATTCCAAGTAGTCGTATGTGGAAGAAGATTTGGCAAAACTTGGGCAAGTGCTATGGAAGCCACTTATGTAGCATCTCAACCTAATAAACGTATTTGGGTAGTAGGTATGTCCTACAAAAAAGCTCGTTTAATATTTCGTGAGATTTGGCAACGAATGGTTGTAGGTCATCCTGACGATGTAGACAAGGCATCAGAAAAAGATATGTACATTCGTTTTAAATGGGGTACTATCGTAGAGGGAATGTCAGCAGATAATCCTTCAAGCCTTGTAGGAGAAGGTCTTGACCTACTTGTAATAGATGAGGTTGCCAAAATGAACAAAAAGATTTGGGATATGTATTTATCTCCAACAGTAGCAGGAAGAAAGGGAAAAGTTATCTTTATTACAACCCCAGAAGGAAGAAATTGGATATATGACCTATTTAAACTTGGAGCAGAAGACCCATTGTGGGAAAGCCACACTTCGCCCTCTTGGGTCAATCAGTATGAGTTTCCTATGGGATTAAATGACCCTGCTATCATAGAAAGAAAGAGAAATATGTCAAAAGAACTGTTTGGTCAGGAATTTGGTGCTGAATTTTCTGTATTTGAGGGTAAAGTGTGGAATTTTAACAGAGAACTAGACACAGGAGACTTTCCTTACGACCCTGAACTACCTACATATGCAACAATTGACTTTGGCTATCGTATGCCAGCAGTTTTATTTATTCAGACATACTGGGATGGAGATACAGAGCATATTAGGATATTTGATTGCATTTTACATAAAAAAGATATAAAAACAGAAGATTTAATCAAAATGATTAAGACAAAAGGATACCCTATTATGTCTTACTATGGAGACCCTGCTGGTTCTAATGTTCAAGGGCAGTCTGGTAAAGGCGATATGGAAATATTTAGAAGAAGTGGCATTAGAATATTATCAACTAGGGATAGAATTAGTAGAAACATAGTAAATAGCGTAGCTTACACTAGAGGTTTCTTTGAAAGTGCTGATGGAGTTAGAAGAATCCACGTTGATAAGAGATGCGTTGATGTTGTAGAAGATTTTGAAGAATATAGGTATCCAGAAACAGAGGAAGGCAAACCAATAAAGGAAGAGCCTTTAAAAGATGGATACCACGACCACGGAAATGATGCCTTTAGGTATTTTATACTTAATCGCTTCCCAATGAGGAATCAAGAAATGAAAAGGATACAAAGATGATTCAAAAAATGTTAAAGGATAAATTACTAGAGACAAAATTAATGATGTCTCACGCAAGACGTAATGAGATAAGAAAACATCTTGACTACTACTCTGGCGTATCAACAGAACAGTATATAGCTAATTACTTTAGTGGAGATGCGTTTCAAGAAATTCCACCAAGTGTTACAAACTTTACAAGAAAATTTATTAATAAGATTAGTAGAATATATAGCTTAGGGGCAAATAGGAATGTAGGCGATGCCAGTGAAAGATATATGCAACTTACCCCAACAAAAGATGTTCGTATGAAGCACTCTGAAAGAATGACTCGCCTTGTTGGCACTATTGCTAATCGT